ATCCCGGTCGTGCTCAGGGGACGGATTTTGAGTGCCATGCCCTCGATGGTGAAAGCGGCCGGGATGCCTGTCGCCAAAGTCGGATAGGCCGCTTCGAGATATGCGGGCGGAACGTAGTTCAGTTCGACCGTCGGCGTGCCCTGCCAGGTGACGTGACGCCAGGCCAGATAGTCCGCGGGGAGCAGGACCGACCCATTCACGGCCGATGGAATGAGCGCCGGCCCCTGGGTCTCCTGCTGCTGCACGCGCAGGCGGCGATTGGCGGTAGCCTCGAACAGGGCGATGAACTCCGGCACCCGCGCGGTGAACAGCGTGTGGTCGAGCCAGTTCTCGACCGCGGTCTTGAGCTCGGTGTAAGTCGTGATGCTCATTTATCCACCCGCAGATGCTTCCAGTCCGGATCCGCCAGCTTGCGCGCCACCAGCTCGTTGAAGTCAGGCGTGAACATGCGGAGATCCGTATTGCCGCGCGCATATTCCTCGTTGAGCCATCGCACCAGGATCACGTTGGGGATGCTGGCGATGTGCCGGCCGAAATCGCTGCGCTGCGGCTGCGCTCGCAGGGCAGCATTGCGATCGAGGATCGGTCCGGTGTCCTGGGTGGTGACCGCGGTGATGGTCTTGTCGGCGCGGTCGAACAGGACATCGGTACGCATCACGCGACTTCCGTAACGGAGAGCTTGCCGGCGGCAGCCTCCTGGATGACCGCGATCTTCTGGCCCGGCGTACAGGTGAAATATTCGGGACGATCGGCCGGCAGATAACTGTCGGTCGCGAGCGCAGTCGGCGTGCCGTCGCCGATCCTGATCCGGCAGGCGCTCGTGGCCGCGACCCGGACTTGATAGGTCTGGGCGCCGAAAGCGGCCGAGGCGCCCGAAGCCGCGCCGATCGCAACGTCTTGCGCGGCTCCAAGGCGGGAAGAGTGGCGGGATGAGGAGCGCATTCATGCTCTCCGGATCACGGCGAAGAAGGCGCCGGTCGCGGAGCCGGTGGCGCCCGAGGGCGTGAACGAGATGACATCGTCCTCGTTGACGTCATTGGCCGCGGTCGGGACCGCGGTGAACAGCGTTCCGGCCGCGCCGCCGGTCACCGACAGCGAGCCGCCGCTGATCGCATTGCCGTTCACCGCGGCGGCCACGGTTGCCGTGCCGGTGACGGCCGCGCTCTGGACGACGCCGACCTTGAGGACCTTGCCGCGGAATGGCACGCGCGCGTAGGCGGCAGCCGGCGCGGCGCCGATCTGGGCGGAATGCGCGAGAACGACCGCTTCGCTGACGGGATGGAGTTCGGGAAGAGCCATTTCGGCCTCCTGCAAAAGGAAAGGGCCGCCATTGGCGGCGGCCCCGGATCAGGGAAGATGGGTGCGTTTACGACGTGGTGAGATCGAACACGCCGCCGGAGGCCTTCTCGTTGCGCGCCACCAGCGTGTACTCCGAGAGCATCTGGCGACGCTCGGAGTCACCCGTGCGTGCGAGCGGAATGGAGACCATGCGCCGGCCGTTGAGGAACGCGACCGCCCACATCTCCGTCTGCAGCACCAGGACGTCGCGCGCCCGCATGAAGCGGTTGGGCGCGACGCTGAGGCGGCCGAAATCGCTCTCGTAGAAATCGACCGAGGCCACGATCTTCTTGGCCTTGGTATCCTCGGTGGGCGTGGCCCGGCCGGTGAAGGTCGAGAACACCTGCTTGTTGAAGCCGCCGGTGAAGATCGTGTCGGGCTTGCCGCCGCTGTTCCAGATTTTCTGCAGCACCGATTTCAGTTGCGCCTCGGTGAAGGCCCGCTGGGTGCCGTCAGTGCGGGTGCCGGCGCCATCCGCCGCCGCCGGATCGGCCGCGCCGCCAGCGCTGCCTTTGTCGGTATTGGTCTTGATCCAGGACAGGATCGATGCCGTCTTGCGCGGATTGGTGGTCCCATCGCCGGCGGCCTTGGCCTGGTTGGTGCCGACGAGAATCGATTCCATGTCGCGCTTGAGCTCGAGGCCCTTGAGCGTCTCCTGGTATTCGAGCTCGTCGTCGCGGCCTGCGTGCTCAACCGCGCGCTGGGTGCCGGACACGCGCGCCACCTTGTCCGAGATCTGGCACAGGTTGCCGAGCCGGACGGACGGCGTCGCCGCGTCTGACGTGGCGTCGTCGCCTTCGACCACCGCATTGCCGGTATCGACGGCGGCAAGCGCCTGCGTCTGCCATTCGTGATTGACCGCGGACGCCTTTTCCCGCTCGAACGCGGTCATGCAGGGCGTGTCGGTCGGATCGATCCGATAGATGACGTCGGACAAGTCTTCGCGGTTTCCGATCGCCTGATAGGTCTGGAAGGTATTGCTGGGGACAGCCATGATCGTGCCTTTCTAACGAGTGCCGGCGCGGCGCGCCCGGAGCAGGGCGGCAGCGTCCTTGAGGTTGCCGGTTTTTTCGAGCTTCTGGGTGAGGTGTTGGATCTGCGCATCTTGCGCAGCGCCTTTGGGCTGCGAGACGCCGGGCCGCTGGACAGCTGGGACAGGTCTGGTTGCCGCCGCTTTCGCCTTGGCTTGCGCATCACGCCACAAGGTCGCGTCCCGGATCAGGAGCTGCACGCGATGGTCACGCAGGGACAAGTCCCTCTGGCCGTGCCACGATTGCGCCAGTTCCGTTTCCTGGAAGCCCAGTTCCTTGAGCACCGCGAGCGCCGCGGTCTGCAAGCCTGCGGCTCTCTTGGCGTCCGCCATGTCAGGGACTTTCTCCTTGAAGAGATCGTCCTCGCGCCGGGCGAATTCCGAGAACTGCTGCACGCGCTCCTGGGCTTGCCGCTGCTGTGCCAGGGCGAGATGTTGCCCGACCTCAGCGATTTTCTTTTGCTGCACGTCCCATAGAGCGTAGCGGGGCCAGTCTTCGCGTGCCAAGCGTTCGACGTCCGCCAAGGTTTTGATATCGGCGAACTCGCCCGCCTGTTGCTGCTCCAGCGTCTGGAGAAGCTGCGGCAGCGCGGCCTCGTACTGTTGCCTTGCCTGTTCCGCCTTCGAGCGTTCGGCCTCGAGGGCCTTGCTCTTTTCCGCGGCCTCCTGCTGACGGCGGTTGAAGTCGCCCTCCCGTGACCGCTCGCGCTCGGCGATTCGCTCCTGCGTCGCGCGAGGGAGGCTTGTGAAGAGCTCCTTGTCTTCCTTCGTCCAAGACCTCGGCGCCTCAATGGGCGGCAGGTCCGTCCCCGCCTCCGGGCGGGCTTCGGCTGCCGGATCGGCACTCTCGGTCTCGCCGGGGGGAGCTGGACGCTCGCCGGCATCGCTTCCCGCCTGCGCGGGGCTCGATTCCTGCTCGGGCTCATGCGGCGCGGCGCGTTCGGCGCGCGCGCTGAGCTGCGGCTGATCCTTCGACGCATCGCCTTGCTGGCCGCGATCGCGGCGCCATGCCGCCAGCGAGCGCGCGGCCTCGCGTGCGTCCATCGGGCTGTCGCCGGCGGGCGCTGGCGCCACCGCGATGGGAGATTGCGCGCTGGCAGATTGCTCAGTGTTCAATCCGGCCTCGTTGTTCAGATCCATGATGTCCTCGGTTATTGCGGCCTGTGAACCAGGTCGCTCAATTGACGTTGCGCGAGCCTGCCGTCCGCGACGACGCGTGTGAGATGGTCCTTCACCTTGCCGAGCACGTTGACCGCCTGCCACAGGCGCTCGCGCCCGGCGGCGTCGGCCGCCGGCCAGGTTTTCCAGGCCGCGGTGTAATCGTCCTCGAGCTTCGTGAACGCCTCCTGCAGCAGCTCGTTGCCGAGCAGTGCCTGGGCGCGTGCGGCACGCGAGATCGATGCCTGCAGCTTGTCCTCGCTCATGGGTCAATACCCATAGACGGCCCGGATCATGTCCATGTGAAGCTCCCAGGTGGCGGGATCGCTGCCGCACGCCCTCCACACGACGCGATGACGCGCGATCGCCGCCGCTCGCAACAGGTGCCACGTCAGCATGGTCCGACCTCCCCTCTCATGCGCACACGCCGTCGATCGCGCTCCCATGCGCGGCTCGGCGTCGAACGCTTCTGCCTGGTTATTCCGGAGAGCCCTGCGCGTTGTGCGCAGTAGCTCGTAGTCATGGGCTCCGCGCGGCGGATGCCATGTCGTCACGACCGCGCGCACCGCCGGTCGATGATCGACCTTGCGGCGCCGCAGCGGCGTTCAGCTCACATTTTTAGATGATGCGTTTTTATAGAAGATTCGGGTTACAAAGTCAACAAATTTGCGTGCCAGTGTGGCGGATTTGACGTTCCTACAGCATTGCCGTGAATCATTCATAGGAACGCCAAATCCAAAGCCACACTGGAATCATATGGTTGCTAGTGTCCCTTTGGTTCCGACGTTCGTACGAGCGCGTGCTGCAAAGGAATACGAACGTCGGAACCGGGACACTAGGTCGTCATTATCCGACTTCTCCTCCCATGCGCACGCCGTCGATCGCGCTGGACGCGGCCGTGCTCGCATCGGTTATATTCGAGTGGGTTTGCGCATTCGCATTGCCGCGGCCGTGCCTGACCTGCGCGTCGAGCTGCATCTGCTCGCGCTTTAACGCCATCTCGGCCGCCATCTGCTCGCGCCGCAGCGCGAATTCAGCGTTCATCTGCTGCACCTTGAGATCGAACTCGATCTTGAGCTGCTCGCGCTTGAATTGCGTATCGGCCGCGATCCTGGCCACGCTCATCTGCTGGTCGGCCTGTTGCTTCTGCGCGCTGAGCTGCCCATCGGCTGCGGCCTTGGCTATCTCGAGCTCGATGCGCTGTTGCGCTTCCTGCGCCTTCGGATCCGACGGAGGCTGGATCGGGGCCGACGCCGGGTCGTTCGGATCGCCTGGCGTGCCGGGCGGCGTGAAGAACAGGCCAACGTTCTTGTGGCCCGCGAGCTTGGTGAGCTCCTGGGCCGAATTGTAGAGGTTCTTCGGGCTCACCAGGCCGGCGGCGATGGCCTTCTCCTGGGCGCCGATGACCATGTTGAGATGCGCGAACTGCTCGGTCTTGGTGCCGGTGCCGAGGCCGACATTGATGGTCATGTCGTTGCGCGCCTTCCAGTCGCGCGGGTCGACCGTGATCCACTGGTTGCGCAGCCGCGCCGTCTGCGGCTGCGAGCCGTGCTTGCGGACCACCGCGTGCAGCAGCGCGAACAGGTCGCGGATGCCGGTCTCGGCGAAGATGCGCGCGATCATCTTCATCTTCGCCTGCGCCGCGTTGAACATCTGGTTGGCAATGGTCGCGACCTGGTTCTGCAGGACATTGGGGTCGACGCCCTGGCTGCCGCGACACGCCCGTGCGCCATTCGCGCGTGGCATCCTGGTATTGCAGCAACGGGAAGACGTGGCCGCCGACATCGGGATGCGCGATGACGCTCAGCCCGCCCGGCAGTTTCGTGCGCACGATCCCGCCCGGCCGCGACACCAGCAGGTCGTCGAGCGTGGTCTCGGTGGCGTGGCTCTCCGGCACCTCGGTGCGGGGATTGTTGGCCAGATAGGCATTGTCGAGCAGCGCGCGCAACAGCGCGGTCTTGATGCGCTGGATGTCCATCACCAGATCGGCAATGGAGCGGCCGAAGAACCGGTGCGTGACGATGACCGGCGTCATCGCCGCGAACGGAATCTCGTCTACCTCGATGACATCAGGCTCGCCATCGCGCTTGAGCACCTCGCCCTCCCCGCCCGTGGTCACGCGATAAAGCCGGGCATCAGGGCGTTTACGCCCGTCTTCGCTCAATAAGTCATTGCCCTCGTAGTCCATCCGCACATAGTGTTCGGTGACGCGGATCAGGCGGCTGGCGGTATTGTGCCCTTCATCACCTTGTTTCTGCGTGCCTTCGTTGACGGTATCGCGGGCCTGCGCCTCGATCGTATCCGCAACCCCATGGGACGGCAGGCGCTTGATCTGTTCGCGGTCGTAGCCCTGCGCGATCAGCCTGGCTTCCGACCGCAGCACGTCGTGAAAGCAATAGTCTGTGTCGCGGATCGAGCGCGCATTGCGGGCGATGCCGAACTCCTCCGGCGGCACGCCTTCCACGCGCGCGCATTGACGGGTGCGCGTGGTCCGCACGGTGACGTCATGGAGGAGCGAATGGCTGATAGCGGGGGGCGAATCGGGATGGGCTTCTTCGCTACCCGCGATTTCGCTATTCGCTGGCCGCCGCTCCGTATGCGCGACGATCTCGACCCCGGGGTCCGCGGCAATGATGGCGAACGCCGCATCATCGAGATCGTAATAGGTCTCGCGCTCATGCTCCTCGCGCGTCTCCCACCACACCTTGACGATGCCGACCTTCGACAGCAGCGCGTCCTTGATGAAGGAATACAGCACGATAAAGCCGGCATTCTGCTGCATGAAGACGTGATTGACGTAATCCGTCTCCTGCTCGGCGGCGGCAACATCCTCCGGCCCGACCGGCTCGAACCGAACCACCTCGTCGCCCGACGTGAAGATGTCCATCAGCGCCGGCATCAGCCCTTCCACCGTGTCGGCGACATCGGTCGACACCGCCTTCGACCGGCCGTCCGGCGCCGGCATGTCGCGCGACATGTCGCCGAGGTAGTAGTCGAGCGCGGCGGCGCGCTCCTCCGACAGCTTGGACGCCGCCATCGCGGACAAGGCATCGGCCTTCTCCGCGGCGAGCAGCGCGCGCAGATCGGCATCGGACATTTTCGGCATGGTGGTTCCGGACTTCAGTTGCATGGCACGCAGCGGCGCGCATCGGACGCATCGAAAGGGTTGTCAGGTCAGCTTTTGCGAGGATGCTCGCCGTCGCGGCACGCGCGTGCTGCGACGCCAAGCGGTGTGTCCCAGGGCGCAGCGCAAAGCGCGCCTTTGGCGCGCTGCACCGCAGACCTCGGGACCGTTCCGGTGTGGCGGCTCCAGCGGGCGCCGCCACGTTACTCGTCGTCGGCAGCGCCTCTCCTGAGATAAGCGCTGCCCGCCGTCATCAAGCCCGCATCGTCGTCATAGAAGCCGAGCCCGGTGTTGCACTTGCGGCAGAGCAGCCCGCGCACCCTGCCGGTGGCGTGGGAATGATCGACGCATAGCGGCTCTTGCGGCGGCTTCCTGCAGATGCCGCACACGCCGCCCTGCTTTGCCAGCAGGCCTTCGTACTGTTCCCTGGAGATCCCGTAGAAGCGCGCGAGCCGGCGCCAAAAATCCGACAGCTTTTTCGCCCAGCTTCTGCGCCGCTGGCGCTCCTTGATTTGCTCCTTGTGGACCGCGTAATAGGCGCGATGTTGCGCCTTACGCCGCTCTCGATGTTCCAAGTCTTCCGCATAGCGCTTCCTTCGCTTTGCATTCCAAGCACTTCTGTCGCGTTGCAATGTCATTTTCCCCTCGATCCAACCGCCGGTTCGCCGGACCTCGCAATCAAACGCCACGCGCCGACGACGGGCGGGAAGCCCGACGCCGCTCCAAATCGGAGAGCGTGGAAACAGGTGTCTGCGAACGGCACGCGATCAACGCGCGCTGCCGGATCGCAATGCAGTCAGCCACTCACCGTCGAGATTCACGCGGGCGTGCCGACGCCATGTCTCGACGCGCCGGCGAGCGCAAAATCATCGCTCGCCCGCGCACCCCACAAAAACATTCCGCCCCGGAATGCTGGAGCCCTAGGAGGGCGGCTCCAGCAGCGGAGCGGT